AGCACTCAATCAAAGCTGCAATGGGCAATGATGAATCTCGCACTTATGTTAAGTTCGCAGACGACACAACAACAAACACAGGTCTAACACTTCCACAACACATGAACGAGTTCATTACAACAACTATTGGCAATCGCCCATCAGTTGATGCAGTTTCTCGCGGTGTTCTTCCATCTTCAGGAATGTCTTTCACAATTCCTAAACTAACAACCGCTCCAACAATCGATTCAGATTCAACTGAAGGCGAAGCACTTGGCGGAACTGAAATGGCTTCTGGCTACATTACTGTTGATGTTAAAAAAGCAGCTGGATTACAAAACATTTCATGGGAATTAATCGATCGTTCATCTCCAGTATTTTATGATGAGTTAATTCGTCAATTAAACAATGCTTATGCAAAGGCAACTGATACTGCATTATTCACAAAGATGTTTACAGATGGAACAGTTGCTGCAACTGCTTCAGCTGATGCTGATGGACTTCAATCATTCATCGCAACAGAAGCAGCTGCTGCTTACGCTGCAACTGGTGGATTTGCAACCAACTTGATTACAAACTCATCATGGTGGTCAGTTCTTCTTGCTGCGCAAGATACAACAAAGCGTCCAATTTATGCTGCTGCAAATCCAGTAAACAACGCTGGTATTTCATCACCTTCATCAATAGTTGGTTCAGTATTAGGCACAAACCTATATGTTGATCCATTTATCGGTTCAGGAACTGCTGACGACACAATGCTTTTGGTGAATCCAGATGCAATCACATTCTACGAAGCACCAAAGACAACACTGCAAGTTCAAGCGTTCGCTAATGGTCGCTTACAGGTAGCAGTTTACGGATACTACGCAATTGCAACAAAGGTTGCTGGCGGAATCCGTCGTTGGAACAAGGCGTAATAGCCCTTAATGCCTACTGGTGCTCCCGCTGGTAGGCAGCTATTAATGGGAGTTTAGAGAGGAAGATATGCCATCAATTATCACAGCCACCGAGTTGCGATCAGTGCTTGGCGTATCTTCTTCTTTATATTCAGATAGTTATTTGAATGAAGTAATTGATACCGCAGAAGGCGTGATCCTTCCAATGTTAGTTTCATTTAAGAGCCCAATTCAAGAGGCAGAATTAACATCCAATGTTGCAATTTTTACAACACTTGGAATTCATGAATTTACAGAAGGTCAATCAGTAGTTATCGCAGGATGTGGAACTCCGTATAATGGCACACGCACAATCTTGGCAGATCATCTTGGACAATATACATTTTCATGCGCCATCACAAACGCAGATGTTAAAAGCGCAAATATCATTCCATCAGGAACAGCAACCCTTTCAGCTGCTTCAACTTATGTTGGAGTTCAACCAGTCCGATCAGCGGTATTCGCAGTATCTCTAGAAGTATTTCAATCCCGCCTTGCAGGAGGAGGTCAGATTGAAGGCGTAGATTTCACAGCAACCCCGTTCCGCATGGGGCGCAGTCTTTTCAATAGGTGCGTAGGATTATTAGGCGCATTTATAGATATTGAAAGCATGGCTCAATAATGCCATCATCAACAATTCTTTCAGCTGTTAGACAACCTCTTGCCGATGCATTATCAACAGTTGCTGGCAATGTTTACAGTTTTGTTCCAGAGAATGTAATACCTCCAGCAGTTGTGTGCGTTCCAGATTCACCTTATTTAGAATTTGATTTAATTAATAAATCAGTCATTAAAGCAAAGATCAATATGACCATCACAGTGGCAGTTGCCTATAACAGCAATCCAGCAAGCCTGGACAATATCGAGCAACTAATTATGAGCGTTCTGGCAGTAATTCCATCAGGGTATGAAATCAGTTCAGTCGAAAGACCAACAGTCAGTCAAGTAGGAGCATCAACTCTGCTTATTGCAGATATTAGGGTTTCGACTTACTACAACCAAAACTAAAGGAGATCAAGTGGCAACCACAGTTATCACAGGGCGTGATTTGGCTCTTACTATTGATAGTAAGTCCTATGATGCTCAAGCAATATCAGTCGCGTTAAATACAACTTTAGATCGTCAAGCATACGAAACTCTTGATGGTCGTGTTTACAAATCAATCGATTCAGCAGCAACAATGGATTTAACAATTCTTGCTGATTGGGGCGCATCAGGCGCAGGAGGCACATATTCAGTTTGCGAATTGTTATGGGCAGCGGCATCAAGCGCACCAGATACTGCATTGGCTTATTCATTTACAGCTGCATCAGGTGCAGTATTTACTGGCAACCTTTATCCAAATTTCCCAAATCCAAATGGAAATGGAAAAGATGCACAACAAGTTTCATTCACATTGCAATGCACAGCAAAGCCAACTTTAACAGTTAGCTAATAAAACGAAACGGGAGCAAAAATGAAACTGCCAATTACAATTGAATATAACTCAGGAGAGCAAGCAACCTATATTGCCCAACCTCCTGAGTGGGCTAAATGGGAAAAACAGACAGGAAATACCATTGGACAAGCAAAAGACAAGATGGGCATTTGGGATCTTATGTTTCTTGCTTATAATTCCCTTAAGCGGGAATCTGCTGGTAAACCCGTCAAATCATTTGAAGCCTGGATGGAATCAGTGGCTGATGTAATTGTCGGTGATGATGGCGACCCAAAAGCCATCCAGAAGGAAGCGTAAGTCGCTTATTAGTTCAGGTAGCAATCGCTACTCGAATTCCAATGAGTGAATGGACAAACGCAGAAGATTTATTAACTGCGATCGAGATATTAAAGGAGCGAAATTGAGTGATGTTAAGATCGCCTATGATCGCTCCGATATCCGAGATATATTAAAAGCATTTAAGGCGATGGATGAACAGGCAACAGAGGAAGCAAGAACTCAATCTGCTGCTCTGGCGTATTTTGCATCTGAAGAAATTAAGGCGACTGCTTCAAGCAGAACAAAATCAGGCAAAGCAGTTCAGAGAGTTGCGGATGGAGTTAGTATCTCGAAGTCGAGCAAGATCGGTGAGTTCTCATACGGATTTGCACGACAGAAGTTTTCAGGTGGTGCTACTACGCAAACCCTATGGGGTGGTCTTGAGTTTGGTTCTAATAAATTCAAACAGTTCCCTGCGTATAGTGGACGGCAAGGTCGAGGTAGTCGAGGCTGGTTCATATATCCAACCCTTCGCAGAATTCAGCCTGAATTAGTAAATAAGTGGGAAGCAGCCTTTGATCGAATTCTTAAGGAGTGGGGATAATGGCAACTGGTAATAGAACGCTTAAGTTATCCATCCTTGCTGATGTCGATGATCTAAAGAAGAAGTTAGGCGATGCCGATAATGATGTAAATAAATCCGCATCCAATATCGAAAAGTTTGGTAAGGCTGCGAGCGCAGCATTTGCCGTTGCAGCAGTAGCCGCTGCTGGTTATGCCGTCAAAATCGGTATAGATGGTGTTAAGGCAGCCATTGAAGATGAACAAGCACAATTAAGACTAGCCAGTGCATTAAAGAGCGCCACAGGGGCAACAGATGACCAAGTAAAGGCAACAGAAGATTTTATTAGCAAGACCCAGTTAGCCGTTGGTGTATCCGATACTGATCTTCGTGGAGCGATGCAGAGGCTTGCAGTATCTACAAAGAGCACTACAAAATCTCAAGAATTATTAACACTTGCTTTAGATGTATCTAAGGGAACTGGCAAGGATCTTGCATCAGTTACTGAAGCCTTAGCCAAAGCCTATGAAGGACAAGATACAAAGTTAGCCAGGTTGGGAATTGGTTTATCAGCTGCTGATCTAAAGACTATGAACTTCACTCAGACAACTGAAAAACTATCTGAACTTTATGGTGGCGCAGCCTCTCGAAATGCTGAAACTTTTCAAGGCAGAATGGATCGTCTAAAGCAGACAATTGATGAAGGTAAAGAGAGCATTGGTAATGCCCTATTGCCATACATTGAGAAATTGGTTGATATTGTAGTAAATCAAGTTTTGCCAGCATTAAGTAAATTTGCTTCATATTTTGATCCAATTAAAAAAGCAATTATGGACAATAAAGAAACATTCCAGGATCTTGGCAATTTTATTTCAACTTACTTAATTCCAATTTTTGTTGATGGTTTGGGTGGGGCATTAAAGGCTATTGGCATCATCGCTGGTGGTATTATTAACATTGTTGCAGATGTAGTCAATGCCGTAGAAAATGCCGTTAAAGGCGCAGTATCTGCAATCAATGCCGTAATTAATGCTTACAACTCAATTCCATTATTGCCAAATGTGCCAACCATTGGTGGTGGGGCAGCAATCTCATCAGCTGCTACAACAACCGCAACCGCCTCAGCTGCTACAACAACCGCAACCGCAGCCGAACTTGCTTCAGCAGCAGCAAGAGCGGGAACATCAGTTACAAACATTACAGTTAAGGCAGTTGATGCCGAAGGTGCTTCAAGAGCCGTTGCTAAGGTTCTAGCATCATCTTCAGCAAGATC